AGCGCTGGGCCAATGTATATACCGCCGACCTTCACTTAAAGAACGACCGCGGTAACTGGACAGTCGTCGAAGAAGAAGATTGCTTAACTTTACGCAACAATAACACTGGCAAAAAATATAAGCTCTTGATGGAGGAAATAGACTAATGGGCGTCATAACCACTTCAATATCAGGCTCAGGTGGCTCAGTAGCAGTTACTGGTTCTTTTTATATTTCTGGATCCGATGGCGTAACGACTGTTTCCACAAGCGGCTCTTATACATCTGGCTCCGATGGCTCGACATCTGGTTCTGGAGGTTCAACAACCTATAGTGGTTCAAGTGAATATAGCACCACATCAACATCGGGCTCTATCACTTCTGGTTCCGCCGGCTCAACCACCACTACCGCTGGTGTAACAACCCATAGCGGATCTTCGTATCATACAATTTCAGCGTCAGGCTCATTTAGTTCTGGTTCCGATGGCTCGATATCTAGTTCACATGCCGCCACCACGTGGAGCGGCTCATCATATTATACACTTTCAGCGTCAGGCTCATTTAGTTCTGGTTCCGATGGCTCGATATCTAGTTCACATGCCGCCACCACGTGGAGCGGCTCATCATATTATACACTTTCAGCGTCAGGCTCAATGACCTCTGGATCGTGCGGTTCGATATATGGTTCACACTGCGTGACGACGTGGAAGGGCCAGGGCCACGGCACGACAGGGGTGAAATCCATCATTGAGCTTTCGGGTGGATATGTTTCAGCATCGAAAGGTATCACAGCGCACTCCATAACTGGCTCGTATCTTACCGTAAGCGGCTCTTTAACTGCAACTTGTGATGATATAATTTTCCAATCTACGCACACCACAGATCCCACTGTTGTAATTAAAAACACAACAAATGACGCCACCGGCGCCCGCTTGCGCTTTGTCAAAGACAAAGGCGCCGCCGGCGCTGCCAATGATGTTGCTGGTGTTATCGAGTTTTATGCTGACGATGCTAACCAAGATCAAGTATTGTTTGTCCAGATAGAGGGCGCAGTTGAAACCGCCACCAATGGACAAGAAGGCGGTAGGCTGGTCTTGGGTGTCGCGTCTCATGACGGTGAAATGAATGTCGGGTTGCTTCTCGTTGATGGAGATGCCGAAGATGAAATAGATGTAACAATTGGAAACACGACGACCTCTGTGGTAACGATTGCCGGCGACCTTAAAGTTACAACAGATATTATTCTCGATGACGGCGGCTCTTTGAAAGAAGCCGGCGGCACGGCGGCCTTTACATATGATGGTTCTGGAGCTGTTACAAAGATTGGACAGGACTCGCCATCTTCCGGCGAGTTCCTCAAGTGGGATGGTTCCAAAGCAGTTTGGGATTCTGCAGCCGCGAAGAATGTTGAGACTTATGGCGCCGCCCCTCTAGGTACATCCATCTCTGCATCGTGCGATTTTGCTTTGATTAAGTCTGGTGCTGTAAGGCCTGGCCCCGGGGGTGCGGTGTACACTCTTCCGACCCCTTCTGCTGGCAAATATCTTGATGTTAAGCTTTCAGGCTCACAAGCAAATGTGACACTTAAAGCTCTTGTTGGGGACGCTATCGAAGATGGTGGTTCGCAAAGCACTATTCTACTTGAAGCAACCGGTTCTGCTGTTACTTTGGTGGCATATGACGCCACACATTGGTTCGTCATCTAATTATTGAGACAAAGGACACCCAATAAAAGTACTTTGAGGAGAAATAGTACTATTTATTTTGAACAAACATCATTTCAGGAGTTATTTTATGTCTAGTTTGCTTAAAGAGGCCATTGTTGATGCCAAAGCATTAAGAGAGGCAGCTTTAAAAAACGCCGAATCCTCCATTATCGATAAGTATTCAAGCGAGGTGCGCACCGCTTTAGACAAATTGCTGGAGCAAGAGGAGCTGGACGCCGATCTGGGTCTGCCGCCACCGCCCCCTCCGGACCCCGACATGGCCGGGATGGAAGGAGAGCCAGCAGCAGATCTCGGTCTCGATATGGCCGCTCCAATGGATCCGGCTGGCGCCATGGGCCCCGCCACAGAAGAAGTGGTTGAAAGTGATGTAGATTTGGCCGGTACTGATGGCTTAGGAGATATGGATGGTGAAAACCTAAATAAATTCTCCGACGAAGGAGAAAGCTCCGAAGTCACAATTAATCTTGGTGCACTGCAGGAAGCGATCAAGGAGCTTGGTACCGAATTGAACGAAGATGATGAATATGACATTACGGAAGATGCTCTGCTAAAAATTCTTTCTGAGGATGACGAAGAACCCACAATCGAGGATCGATCTGCAGAAGAAGAGACCGCGGCAACCACATTGCCGCCCGTAACTGAAGATGAAGAAGTTATTGAAGTTGACATGGACTCTCTTATTGACTCCATTATGGAAAAACTTACGGTCGACATGACTGCTGAATTATCCGGCTGGGCGGGACGTCCAAGCGAAGATGTTAAGTACGAGATGGAAAGAGAGCTAGCGCGCCGCCGCAGCACCGATGTCGAAGAAGATTTAAAAGATTTGAAGAAAGCTCAAGAAGAGTTGGTTTTTGAAAATAACCAAATCAGTGAGCAAAACAATCAATATAAGCAAGTAGTTGAAGAGTTAAAGGAAAATTTACAAGATGTAAACCTTTCTAATGCTCGCTTGCTTTATACGAACCGTGTATTGAGAAATACCTCCCTAAATGAGCGACAAAAAGATAAAATTGTCGAAGCTATTTCCGGCGCCGGTTCAGTCACAGAGGCAAGGACAATATATGAAACCCTTCAAAGCACAGTGGAGGCTGCTCCTAAGAAAAGCCCACAATCACTAAGCGAAGCAATCACTCGTCGTTCTTCTGTTTTACGTGCTTCTCGCCAAGAGAGCACACCTTCTGATCCTTTCGCTGAAAGGATGAGAAGACTAGCTGGAATAAACTAATTAATCATAAAAATATAAGGAGGTTATTATAATATGTCTGGTATAATTGAAAGGCTGACTGAAGGTATCATCAATCGCGATGTACGCACTGAAAGTCATGCTCTATTACAAAAATGGGAAAAGACCGGTCTACTCGAAGGATTAGACAAGGATCGTTCCCGACAAACTATGGCTCGATTGCTTGAAAACCAAGCCAAAGAGCTTCTCCGCGAAAGTTCCACTATGGCTGGTGGTGATGTTGAGGGTTTCGCAGCCGTCGCATTCCCCATCGTCCGTCGTGTTTTCGCAGGCTTAATCGCTAACGATCTTGTTAGTGTGCAGCCGATGAGCCTACCTAGTGGTCTCATCTTCTTCCTCGACTTTACGGTTGGAAGACCGATTAGTACGCAGGATCCTGGTGCCATGTCCCGCTTGGGATATGTTAGTGCAAGTTCACTATATGGTGGTGGACGAGTTGGTGCTGATATCGTCAGTGGTGCTGTGTTAACAGATACTGGTGATGTTTTTGCTGGCCAAGGTCCCTATAACCTGGCGAATGGTTACTCGTCTCCGACGGGTTCGAATACGTGTGACAACTTGAATTCAGACCTTAGTCCTGGCATCGTCTCTTACGTCGACTGGGGCCAGGCCTCCGGTAGTGCAGCAGAGAAGCTATCGCGTTACGATGCAGACTTTGTTTCTGGTTCGACTACGCTAGCGGTTGTAAAAATCAACGCGTCCGCGCTCGATCAGCTTAACGTAGATGCCCTTCAGGCTATCAATGTTAGCTGTTCTTCAGGTGCTGGCTTTATCGGTATCGGTACTGCAGGATCTGGAAAGGCCAATGGCCGCATGGTCCGCCGTCTTACTCAGTGGAGTGGCTCTGACCACACTATTGCTTCTGGTAAGATCTTGACATTCTGGCAAGGTACCGGCGCCAATGGTGCCGGCGTCACAACCTCGACCCATGCTGCAAGGTTGGCCGACAACGTCATCCTATCGCTAGCGGCTTCTTCTTGCTCGCTTGGTTGGCCACAAACAGATGATATCACCAACTCTCCGACGTTAGGTGCTGTTATCGGTCAAACCGAGTGGGGACTTGAGAACGAAGCGAATATCCCCGAGATCGACATCAAAGTCGATTCCGTGGCGATTACCGCTCGGACCAAGAAGCTCAAGGCTAAGTGGACACCGGAATTGGGTCAAGACCTCAATGCCTACCACAACCTTGATGCAGAAGTCGAGTTGACTAGCATTCTCTCTGAGCAAATTGCTCTTGAGATTGACCGCGAGATCCTTGCAGATCTCATTAACGGTGCAACTGCTGCTACTTACTACTGGTCACGTTCTCCGGGCTTGTTCGTGAATCGCGCAACTGGTGCTGAAATTGGCGCTAGCTCTGCGGCTCCGGACTTCACTGGTACGGTTAGCGAATGGTATGAGACTCTTGTCGAGACCATTAATGATGTATCTGCCCAGATCCATCGTAAGACTCTACGTGGTGGAGCTAACTTCGTTGTCGTTGGACCCGAAGTTGCTAACATCCTTGAGTTCACCGCTGGTTATCGCGCTTCCGTCACACATGATGACGAGAAGGGCTCCATCGGTGCCGTTAAGGTTGGCTCGCTAAGCAAGAAGTTTGACGTTATCGTCGATCCATACTTCCTGCGTAATGTGATCCTCGTCGGTCGTCGCGGATCCTCTTTCCTTGAAAGCGGATACGTATACGCACCGTACGTGCCACTACAAACTACACCCACAATCTTCGGACCGGAAGATTTCGTGCCCCGCAAGGGAGTCATGACTCGTTACGGTAAGAAGATGGTCCGACCGGACTTGTATGGTCTAGTTGTCGTGCAGGGTCTCTTAGGTAAGGCTGGAGCAACATCCTAATAGATAAACATTTGTTACACATTAGGTAAAAAGCACGGCTAAACGTGACACAGAAAGCCCCCGCCTTGAAAAAGGCGGGGGTCTTCTTTATGTGGAAAACTATTTATATGTGAGGCAGGAGTATATCTTTTGTCTCACCTAAATTATAAACACATAAATGGAGGGTTTTAAATTATGGGAAAAAGAATAGGCTTGGCGAGAACCCAAGCATTACTAGAGAACTTGAAAAGAGAGATTAATCTCGGCGCAGGTACTGAATTGAAAGGTTTGCGCAAAAATATCATTGCGCTGGAGAATTCCGCAGCAGCGGTTGACAAAGTATTAAATGCAGCTGAAAGCAACTCGCTCGTTACCTTAACGGTATCATCCGATACAGGTAGTAGAGGAATCGAGGTTACGATGCCAACTCCGACAGCAGGATTACAGTTTGAATTTGTTATTTGCGATCCTGGCGATGGCACAAACAACATCACTATCAAAACTGCAACGGATGCAGTTAACTTCAGAGGGGTCTACCAGACCGTGAAAGATGGCGTCGAAGGCTCTGTTTTCGATTCGTCAACTATCGTCTTTGATATTAGTGATGTGGGCACAAAGGCTGATTTGATTGGCACCTCTTTCCGCGTTGTGGCTGATGGTACCCACTGGTATGTTATTGGTGGACTGAACTACGGCGGTGAAGATGCATCAGGCACTGGTTTCGAGCCAGCGGCTGGTACTGACGTTGACGACTAAAATTGATGCTGACGATTAAATTCGTCTGCTGTTTTTTGGGTCCCCTGCCTTTTGGTTAGGGGGCTCTTTTTTTGAAAATGTCGATCTGCCAAATTTTTTTCGTCTACAATTTTTGAGATTTCCGTTTTCGACATTTTAAAACTACTTATTTATAAGGAGAACCACCATGAACCCTCGTAGAAGATTAGCTTGGAAAATGAAGTCTCGTGCACTCAACACTGCACCAATCCCGGTCGTTAGGCCGGCCGTTGAAACAGTTGAAGAGGTGCCCACTGTCAAAGTAGAAACCCAAACCAAGAAAAAGACGGCAAAGAAAAAAATTAAAACTTCCCGCAAGTATTAAATAAAGAATTCATAAGCATTGAACTTTGTGTTTATGTTCACTATTTATGTAGTAGGAGTACTTATGCATGCCGACCAATCTTAGCCCACGTTCTCAAACCAGCGCCATAGTATTAACATCAACCGGCAGCGCAGCAAAAGTATCCGGATCGCTTCCATTTGGCATGTATACCGGCTCTGCTGACTTTCTGACCGGTGCCGCGACCCAAGTTGCCTATGTATATAAGAAATTGGGTGGCGACGTCGTAGATATCGAGCTAACGCCCGCAAATGTATATGCAGCTTACGAAGAAGCTGTGCTGGAATACTCATACATCGTCAACTTGCATCAAAGCAAGAATGCCCTATCAGATGCCCTGGGAAATGCGACAGGAACCTTCGATCACATGGGGAATATGAAAGCAAGTAGTTTCTCGTCGAGCTTAGGAGCTTCCAGGGTAGAATTAAAATATCCTAGATTTAAATTTTCATATTCAAAGAAGGTTGGAGATGGGTTAGCTGCAGCGGCCGGAATAGGCGGCACAATCAGGCAATATTCGGCTTCTTTCGGAATAGTGGAAAATCAGCAAGATTATGATCTTCAAACGATTGTCGAAGACGCATCGTCTTCGGGCACGGATGATGATGGCAATGTGATTGATTTTGCCGACAAAGTTGGAAACAAGCGAGTTGTGATAACAAGAGTGTTTTATAGATCTCCCCGCGCAATGTGGAGATTTTATGGCTATTATGGCGGTTTTGGCGTCGTAGGGAACTCTTCCACATATGGACAATATGCAGATGATGCAACATTCGAGATCATCCCAACATGGCAGAATAAAATGCAAGCCATGATGTACGAAGATTCAATTTATACGCGTACGTCGCATTATTCATATGAATTAGTAGATAACAAATTGCGCCTTTATCCAACTCCAAGCGACTATGGTTCCGGCGTGGAGGATCGAATGTGGGTTAAATTTTATATTGAATCAAATGCCTGGGATGACGACGATAGGTATGAAACTGGAACCAGCGGTGTTAATAATATGAATACATTGCCATTTGGCAATATTCCTTATGCAAATATTAACGCCATCGGGAAACAATGGATTCGAAAATATGCTTTAGCGCTCTGTAAGGAGATGCTAGGTCAAATTCGAGGCAAGTTTACCACAATGCCCATTCCGGGAGAAAGTGTCACACTAAATCATTCAGAACTGCTATCACAAGCGAAAGAAGAGCAGACACAACTAAGAGATAAATTAGCCGAGATACTGAAGGAGATGGAATACACCACCTTGGTGAAACTGGACGGTGAAAAAGCCGATGCAGCACAGGCAACATTAAAGAATTCGCCGCTGCCAATATTTGTAGGATGATAAACAATGGGAGATGAATGGAAAAAGCCGGCTGCCCCACCTCCGCCCTTATTCTTAGGTAAGAAAGAGCGGGACTTAGTAAAACAGGTTAATGACGAGCTAATTGAAAAAGTCATTGGCCAACAGATTTTATATTACCCAATTGATATGGAAACAACGAATTTTCATGATCTCTATGGCGAAGCAATCACAAAAACATATTTGCCTCCTATCAGAATATATGCTTTAGTTGAGTGGACCGAATACGCAACTTCTTATATGGAAAGCGCAGGGGTCGACAAGAGTTGGGAAATCAAGGTTCACTTTCATGAGCGCCGCCTACAAGAAGATCAAAATCTATATGTTCGCGAGGGTGATTTTGTTTTATATGGTGATTTTTATTATGAAATTATGAAATTAAGCGAGGAATCAAAACTTTTTGGTCAAGTCGATTATGGTTTTGAAATCTCGGCCATATGTAAGAGAGCAAGGAAGGGACTATTCGATGCTACCTGATAACTTTGATTTTGCAATGCTTCCGGCTGGAAGTTCCGAACACACCCTTAAAGAATTAGGGGTGTTGGCCTCCACCATAGAGACGATTGATTATGCGATTTTTTCATGGCTAAAGGTTGATTTAGATCTTAGCGCCCACACAAACGAAGGATTTACGAACGTACCGATAATTTGGCAAGCACCCGAACGCTCCTTCCAGGTAAAAAACGAAAAATCATTACGAGACGACGGCGGAGCCCTAAAATTACCAATCATCAGCATAGAGAGAACAGGAATTACCAAAGATCCGACAAGAAAAGGCGGTTTTCAAGCTCATTTGTATTCAAAAGACAAAAATGGCCGCACTGGTCGCGTGGTGATAGCTAAGCGAATAAAAGAAGACAAAACAAGAAATTTTGCTGTTGCTTCTGCAACGCGAAATAATTTGGGGGCTAAAAAACAGTTAAACTCGCCGAGAATCAACAAAAAAATTATTATTCAGTCCTTGTCCATTCCCATCCCCATATATATTAATATAGATTATAAGATTATTATTAAATCAGAATATCAACAGCAGATGAATGATTTGATGACACCATTCATTACTCGGCCTGGCCAAATTAATGCATTTGTCATGAAAAGAAACGGCCACCTATACGAAGCCTTTATCGAACAAAGCTTTGCGCATAGCAATAATGTGGGCAATCTTGGTGAAGATTTGAGAATGTTTACATCAGAGATCACTATCAAAGTATTGGGATATTTGATAGGAGAAGGAGAAAATGATGATCGGCCGATTGTGAGAGTCGATGAAAATGTGGTTGAATTAACGTACCCCAGAGAGTCAGGCCCAGTTCCCGGGAATGATGGGTTTTTTGGCAATTAGTTCCTGAAGTAAAAATGGTTTTATTAAATACCTTCCTGACGTTTGAGGTTGAAAATACTACTTATTTATGACTATGTGAAAAGACCACAACAGCATTTTGTCAACCGAGCGAAGGAAAATAAATAACCATGTCAGTAAAGAATTTTAAATTTGTCTCTCCTGGAGTTTTCATTAATGAAATTGATAATTCCTTTCTTCCAAAATCTGTAGACGCAATTGGGCCCGTGGTTGTCGGCCGCGCCACCCGCGGCCTTGCAATGCAGCCAATAAAAGTAGAATCATATTCTCAGTTTGTTGAGATGTTTGGGGATGCCGTTCCTGGGGGCACCAACAACGACGTTTATCGTGATGGAAACTATGTTTCCCCAATGTACGGAACCTATGCCGCGAAGGCATTTTTGAGATCAGGAGTTGCACCACTTACTTACGTGCGTCTTCTTGGACAACAAACATCAGCAGGCTCCAGTGCCGGCTTAGACGCGGCCGCCGGCTGGAGAACCACAAAGAATTTGTCCTCAACCCCCAGCAGCACGGGAGGAGCCTATGGCCTATTCGTGTGTGCCTCGGGATCTGATACAGATGTGTATACTTCCGGAAACGAACTACATCTGGCGGCAATATTTTACATGAATTCTGGTTCGATAAGTCTTGTTGGACCTGTTCGCGGAGCGGGCGCCGGATCTGGGGTCGCCCCCGGAGGGACTCCATCCGCGGTCGGCGCGACCGCGTCTTTGGGTACTTATAATGGCCGCGGCCTCTTGCTTGGAATGGACAGCGACAGTCTTTTTACAATTGAATATAGCGGCTCAAACACTAGCTCTCCCAAAAGAGTTAAATTTAATTTCAGCGACAGTAGCGACAAATTTATTCGCAAGCGGTTCAACACAAACCCGCAACTTCTTTCCACAGCAGCAACCTTTTATCCTGCCGCATCCATCGATGATGTTTGGCTTGGGGAATCATTCGGACAAGAATTAAGAGATCGAGACCTAGACTCTGCAGCCCTGCAGGGGGTTATTCTGGGGCTAGCCACTAGCGGCTCCACGGGAACTGGCCCGCACAACATGAAATCACAAGCCTCACGAGAGGCTGTTGCTGGTTGGTTTGTTGCGCAAGATTTAAGTGGTGATCCAGCGTCATATATTCCACAAACTCAACAAAAGCTTTTCCGGCTAGTTGGCCGCGGCCATGGCGAATGGTTGCATAAAAATGTGAAGGTATCTATTGAAGAAATCCGCCAATCGAATACCAATGCTACAGAATATGGCTCATTTTCCGTTGTTTTGCGCGCATTAAACGATACAGATAATAATGTCCAAATCATGGAAAGATATGATAATTGTACCCTCGATCCCACTAGCCCAAATTATGTCGCGCGCAAGATCGGCGATCAATATACTAGTTGGGACTCCGCGGCCAGAAGATTAAAGACGTATGGAGAATATGCGAACAACTCCAGATTTGTATATGTACAAACAAACCCTGAAGTCGATGCTGCGGCCACAGATCCCCTATATCTACCATTCGGTTACTTCGGACCTCCGAAGTTCACCAATATTACAGGGTCTGACGGTAATGGCGCCAAGCTATATACCGATTATGGTGCGACTTTGCAGGGCGGCAGCGGGTTTGTAATTAATGCTCAAGGTATTAATCCAAGTTGTACGGCCGTTTCTGGATGCTTCGTAGCGGGCGCAGCCGGCGACGGCATGACGGCCAATATTAACAATGCTCCTTTCCCGATTTCGATGGCTGGCGTTGTAACGGATATCGCCGCTGACTCTCTGGGCATCAACCTGGGCGGGTGGTTGACAGCCCAGGGGGTAACCGCGTCACTTATTTTCCCCGTCAACAGAACACGCCTATCTGCAAGTGACGGTGGCTTATCGGACACAAAGGCTGCTTATTGGGGTTTCTCGACAACGCGCACAAGCGGTTCAACGCGCCACGATAGCAGCGTAGCAGCGTCCAACAGGCTTCTATATGCCGGTTTTGGTGATGACCCGACTGCTGGAACTAATGGTCAAATTGCTGCGCTCAACGGCATCGACGGCGTAGATGCCTGGTCTTATGTGTTCTCGTTGGATGATGTGGTTCACGGGGGTAATGGCTATTATTATCAGTCCGGCTCTCGTGCTAACCAAGACGAGACAACGACCGGCATTGCAGCCGGCTCCGCCACATCGAGCAGCTACATATCAATATTGAATAACGAGATTAACCGCTTTACTGCGCCATTCTGGGGCGGCTTTGATGGCTGGGATATTCAGAAGCCCGATCCTCTATATAACTTAGGAATGGGTGCCGCAGTAACAGAAGACACAAGCTATGCATATAATACATGGCGAAGAGCAGTAGATACAGTATCCGATCCCGAATCGGTGGATATGAATTTGCTGACTGCACCGGGGCTCACAAACAATAGCTTAACACAGCATATGATAAATGTATGTGAAAGCAGGGGTGATAGCTTGGCACTTATTGATCTTCCCAGCGTTTATATTCCGCCTCATGAGAAGTATTATTCCGATAAGTCCTCACGCCGCGGCACGACGCCGACAACGGTCGTCAATGATTTGAAGGACCGACGAGTTGATTCCTCCTATGGTGCCACCTTCTATCCGTGGGTTCAGACTCGTGACGCGGCCACCGGGAGAATGCTCTGGATTCCACCCACCGTGGCCATGATGGGTGTTCTCGGAAGCTCTGAAGCCAAGACCGCAGTTTGGTTTGCACCGGCCGGCTTCAATCGCGGCGGCTTGACCGAAGGCGCTGCCGGAATTCCAATTACCAGTGTTACCGAGCGCCTCACCTCTAAGGATCGTGATTTGCTCTACGAAGCAAGAATTAACCCAATAGCCTCCTTCCCGAATACAGGTATTGTAGTCTTTGGGCAGAAAACTCTGCAAGAAAGAAGATCCGCTCTTGATAGAATCAATGTTCGCAGGCTGGTAATTTATCTTAAGAAGCAAATTTCCATCATATCTGCGCAGATTCTTTTTGAACAAAACGTTCAAGCAACGTGGGACCGATTCAGAGGCCTCGTTGAACCATTCTTGGCAAACGTCAAGACAAAATTTGGTATCACAGATTACAAGTTAATTTTAGATGAGACCACTACAACGCCCGACTTAATAGATCAAAACATTTTATATGCCAAGATTATGGTTAAGCCGGCAAGAGCAATAGAATATATTGCTATCGACTTTGTTATTACATCAACTGGCGCATCATTTGATGACTAATAATTTTGAATTGACTAATTAATCTAGATAAAGGAGAAAACTAAAAATGCCATTTTGGTCAACAGATTTCAGCGATCCAACTACAATCCACAAGGATCCCAAAAGAAAGTTTAGGTTTACGGTATCGTTTACCGGTATTCAGGCTGCTCAAGGGGGTGCTGTGATGTGGTACGCCAAGACAGTCACGAAACCATCTTTTCAAATTGCCTCGTCAGAGCACAAATACTTAAACCACACGTTTCATTATCCGGGTTCCGTAACCTGGCAGGATATTACTTTAACACTTGTGGATCCGGTAGAGCCCGATATGGCAGCAACCCTTTCAGATCTTGTCCAACAGTCTGGCTATTCTCCGCCTACTGATGCTACTAACGAGAGTATGGGAACAATTTCAAAAGCAAAAGCCGCCGGCGCCCTGGGCTCAGTGGTAATTGCACAATTAGATTCAAATGGCAATCCACTTGAAACTTGGACCCTTTGGAATGCCTTCCTTACTGAAGTGAAATACGGTGATCTAGAATATGGCGCCGATGATTTAAGTGAAATGTCTCTCACGATTAAGTACGATTGGGCGAGAGTAGAAACTACAAATGCTTCCTCGGCCGTAAACGCCGGCGGAGACTCATTTTTTAATGTATGATAATAAACACAATTTAAATGAACTAAGGAAATAAACCACATGTCAGTAAAAAACTTTAAGTTTATATCACCGGGTGTTTTTATTAATGAAATTGATAACTCTGGAATACCCAACTCCGTTGAGAATATCGGACCCCTTGTTATCGGCCGCGCCACGCGCGGTCTTGCAATGCAGCCGGTAAAAGTTAATTCATATTCTGAATTTATTGATATGTTCGGAAATACAGTTCCCGGTGGCGCCAACGATGATGTTTACCGAAAAGGAAACTTTTCATCGCCAATGTACGGCACTTATGCTGCTAACGCATTTTTAAAATCGGGTGTCGCACCACTCACGTATGTTCGCCTCCTTGGCCAACAAACAAGCGTCGGCTCTGCTGCTGGTGGTGACGCCGCCGCGGGCTGGAAAACCACAAACAACCCGAGCACCAATCCCACCACCATGGGCGGAGCCTATGGCCTGTTTGTCTGTGCTAGCGGTTCAACTGCTGCCCTAACCGGCGACTCTTGGACAACAACCTCCGGAGATGCGTCACCTGGGAATCCTCTCCACTTGGCAGCCATTTTTTATATGAATAGTGGCTCTATGCAGCTTCGAGGATCCGCCAGAACTATCGATAAAGGCACCCGAACCGGAAGCTTAGTAAATGACACGATAAATGCCGCCGGCGTTGTAATCGGAATGGACTCCAACGGTTTATTCAATCTTGTTCTCACGGGTTCCAACAAGGGAAGCAGAATAATCAAATTTAATTTCGACGACGATAGTGACAAATTTATTCGCAAGCGCGTTAACACCAACCCCCAATTATTGTCAACTGCGGCTTCATTCTTCCCAGCTTCCGCAACCGAAGATGTTTGGCTTGGCGAGACTTTTGAACAAGAACTGAGAGACCTCAGCCTCCAGGATTCAACCACCCTGCAGGGAGTTATTTTGGGCATCGCCAAGAGCGGATCCGTCGCCACGGGCCCGCAGAATATGAAGACACAGGCTTCTCGCGAGGCCGTCGCTGGTTGGCTTATAGCACAGGATCTGAGCGGCAATCCGACCGCATATGACGCAAAGGATCAACAAAGACTCTTTAGGCTTAAAGGCCGCGGCCATGGCGAATGGTTACATAAGAATGTAAAAGTTTCAATTGAGAAAATTCGTCAATCTAACTCGACCGTAACAGAATATGGAAGCTTCTCGGTTGTTCTGCGAAATATAAATGACACAGACAACAAAGTAGAAATTTTAGAAAGATTTGACAGTTGCAACCTTGATCCCACTAGTCCAAACTATATCGCACGTAAAATTGGTGATAAATATACAAGCTGGAGCGCCAGTGAGAAAAGATTAAAGGATTATGGAGAATATCCGAATTTATCTAGATATGTATATGTCGAAGTCAATTCAGAAGTTGATTCCGCAGCCACAGATCCGCTTTATCTGCCATTTGGGTATTTCGGGCCCCCGGGCCTTGAACCGGTGCTAACGGCATCGGTGACTACCGATCTTAGCGGCCACCTTCTCAATGGAAGTGCTAGCA